AGGAAAATGGATTTGTTGGACATCTTAAAGTGTCGGTTGTACATGATGATTCAACACCTTATGTTTCAACCTATAACGTAAATGAAGATTCAACAAGGATAGCAGACTTCACTGTTGCAATATCGGGTGACATGGTACAGTTGTCAGCGGCCACAAACACATCATCACATACTAATTTAAGGATTTACAGGATAGCATTGGGTGACCACCATGAGACAGTTGCCAACACCAATTCGAAAATTATAAAAAGTTCAACCAATATCAGTTCCAGTGCAACGACGTTAGACCAATTCACCACAACAGACATCAGAGGTGCCAAGTATGTGGTATTGATTAAAGATGACACTGCGGGTGACTATCAGATATCTGAGGTGAGTATAACACATGATGGTACAACAGCCTACCACGATGACTATGCTCTGGTATCAAGCAGGGGAACACCACTGCACACAATAAGTGCATCCATCACAAGTTCTACATTATCCTTGCTTGCGGCATCGAGTGGAAACACAACAGGTACTGCGATACTGTACAGGCAGGACCTCGGCTCGTCAACTAAACTGGGAGAGTTTGATAATTTCTTCTACGGTGTCAAGGGTGATATCGATAGTGCGGTCGAAACTGTAGACACATTCGATGTTTTCAAATACAAAACGGCAAGATATTTTATTGCAATGGAGTCAGGTTCCGAATACCAAAACTCCGAGGTCACAATGACTGTTAACAACGCTGGCACAGATGCAACAATATCTGAAAGTTTTGTTATTACCGCTAACAACACACTAGCAACTTTCAGTGCAGATGTTTCTGGTGGAAAAGCAAGATTGAGGGCGAGTTGCAATCCAAACACTAAGATATACTTCGCGAGACTGTCCATGGAGGCGGACAACATTTACAGGGCCAGTGGTCAGACCTCAGACAATCTATACATCACACACAACAATATTACATCAAATGACACGCAATTAATACTGTCGGGAATGACCGGTGCACTGACGCTACCAAAGGGAACCACAGGACAGCGTCCCACAGGTGTATCGGGTATGTTACGTTACAATACTACTACAGACACATACGAAAGATATGACTCTTCAACAAGTTCATTCATTGACATAGCCACGCAGGCTTCAGTATCAGAGTCAAGTGATACCAGCACAGGAGAGCAAACATCAATAGGGACCACTGCAACCAACATCGACACATTCACCACAGGTACTTTTGACAGTGCATTCTATCTTGGTGTTATGAAAGATGAAATTAATGACGAACTTGCGACTGTACAATTAAGTTTAGTACATAACGACAGTGATGCTTTTGTATCAGCAGGAGGTGGAGTACAACAAGGCACAAACGATCAACTGACTTTCACTGCCGATATCAATTCTGGCACTGTAAGATTGAAAGGTACAGGTACAGCGGCGGTAAACTCTATTAAATTCTTCAAGATAGGTTTAGGAGACAATACATCTGCAACAAGTTCAGGAAACACTGCGACCATCATCAACACAGATGTTGATAGTGCTGTTGAAAATCTAGACACATGGGCACACGGAACATACAGGGGTGCAAAATACTACATCAGTGCTAACAACACAGGCAAGACTGAATTACACAACATAGAGTGTTTGGTTGTACACAACGGCACAGACGCATTCATAACAACGTACAACAGTAACTTCACAGGAAACAACGAATTAATAAGTTTGACAGCAGACATCAGCGGTTCCAGTGTGAGATTAAGAGCATCCGGCAATGAGCCAAACACAGCGGTCAAGATGTACAGAGTTCTTTTAGGCGACGCGGAATCAGATGCATCGAGTACGAACACAAAAACAGTAGGGCAGACCACCACGTCGAGCAGTGCTACCACAATGGACACATTCTCCACAGACAGTGCCAATGGGGTCCACTATGTTGTTGTAGGAAACAGCAGTTCAGAGAGTGCGGCGAGTATCGCAGAAGTGTTTGTGGTATCAGACGGTTCTGATGCATATGTATCATCAGGTCCCATTGTATCAACAAAAGGCTCAGATCAACTGTCGTTTTCAGCGTCGTTGTCAGGATCAACAGTCACGGTATCGTCCGCAAGTACCTCTGGTGCAAGTACAACCGTGAATGCATACAGAGTAAACCTATTGAGAGCATCGGCAGGTGCGGCAACAAGCGAACAGGTACTTGTGTCAACTACACAGACCATATCGGGTGCTAAAACTTTGTCGAATGCTGTTGTGAAAATGACCAACCTACCAACAAGCGATCCAGGAGTTGCAGGACAACTGTGGAACGATAGTGGTACCTTAAAAATTAGTGCTGGTTAGACTATAAGATCTAAAATAGTTTGTAACTTACCTTTAATACTCTTATTATTCAAAGTATTCTTAAGGCCCATGTGTAGATTCTTGGGCCAACACTCGAACGCAGTCCAACAGTATCCTGAATGCTCTTCGTTCAACTTGGGTATGAATTCTGCGTCAATGGCTATAAGATATGTGTGGAAGAAGAACTTTTGGTCGTTTGATGTGAACATTTCTAATGGTATCACCTTCTTGAATTTAGGTACACTGCCTGTTTCTTCCTCTACTTCGCGTTTTAGGCCTTCAAAAGCACTCTCTGTGAATTTACTCTTACCACCTACCAATCCCCACATGCCTTGTGTCTTACGAGCAGTCCTCTGTAGGAACAGGAAACGTTTGGTACTAGTTGAATAGAACAGAGCACCCGAACAGACTATATTATCTTTCATGATATATTATAACAACTATGGGGTGGTAGCGTCAAGGCTTGAGTTGTATCCATTATCTGCCCCACCATCAAGTACTATGCTCCAATTACCTTGGGTGTATACACCTTCATATGATTTGACCCATTCCGTGCCATTGAACCTGTACTGTATACCGGTGTTGAGGTTTGTGACGTAGTGTTGTGTGCTGTCAGGATTTGATGCGTCAAAGGCCACGTTCCACTTGGATGTTGAACTGTTGTATTCTATGATGTCACCAACACTGGCAACTAAACTGCCCCAGGTAGCACTTTGGAAACTTGCTGTTGAATCACCAACATCATTTATGACCAAGTATCTGTCACCATTTGCTGGTGTGCCTGGATCAAATGTTGCAGGGTTGATTATCTTCTTCACTGCTGTCAGAGAGTTGCTTGGTATTGTGTCGCCGTCTATCGTGTAAAGCAATATTGTGTCATCCAGTGTTGTCGTTGCTATGGTGCCAATAATCTCACTTCCGTCTGGTTGTGTCAATCTGATCTGTGATGTGCCGTTTGTTACCTTGCCATACTGATCTAGTAAGACTTTCCAGTTAACTGCTGGACCAAATGTTTCAAATGGATCAAAGTTGTTTGGTTCGTTCGCACCGGTATGAAATCCATCACCACCTGATTTAACATTGACGCCTGTTGTTCCCAATAATCTCAGTTGATTTCCTGTCACCAACAATCCAAAGTTGTTTGGAGTTATGTAACTTCTCGATGTTAGTTCTCCGTCTATCAAGCCTTTTGCTATGCCACCGTCATCGTCATATATGCTCATTATGATCTTTTGTACAACACCTAGTTTCTTAACTTTAACTGGCGGTGATAACCATATTGGCATACTAAACTGTAATGTTGCCACATCAATTTCGGAATCTGCACCCACTGGAATAGTTCTAGAACTAAATGTAATATTGCCTAATTCGATATAACTTAAACTTGTCCAGTCTATGTAGTTGTCTGTTTTTTGTATCTCAAAATCTGGGTTGAACAGGTATAGTATCTGTTCTAGTATCTGCAATTTTTGATCTGTGTTCGATGAAAAAATATCTGCTGTAACTTCTAATCTGAAAGGCGAAGGCATAACTTTTTCAACTGTGTATCCAGCACCCAACTGATTTGTGTAGTTGCCATCAGAATCAACATCTCTTTCCCTTAGGTGTTGCTTTTCTATGTGGTAAGGGTTCTGCATTCTCTCCCTGTCATAGTTTAGTTCTCTAACATAACAGGCAATTTTAGGTGCATAGTTGAGTGCATTCTCACTGTTATTTCTGATGATGTTAGCAACCTGCCTTGTAGGATCTCCATAAACCACAGGAACTGGCCTTAACTGCACTGTGTCATCCTTACCTTTTCCTGTCTCCACAGAAAAATTACTCAAAATCCTAATGAATTGAGTAAGAAATTTCCTAACCTGTCCTTCGTAAAAGTGTAGCATTCTTAATTGTCAGCCTTTGGTTTCAATG